AAACTCAACTTCGTAATTAATCATCTTATCCATTAAACCTGTTTTAATAGGCATAGATTTAGTTTTAATGTTAGCAGGTTTGTTATCTAATAAAATGGTTTCTGAAGCCATTAAATCAAACATCAAATCAGAATAGTTTTCATCTACCCAACCTGTGTTTAGTTTAACACTTTGCGTTCCATTAAAATTAAATTGTTGTGTTTGATTCCTTAACGGATTGTAATCCCAAAAATCAGGTAGTAATCTAAATTCACTATTCTTAACTTCTACGTTATTTGTTTGTGCTTTAAAAAATGTAAGAAATTGCCATCCACCAAATCTGTTTATAAATTCACAAATTACAGGGGTGTATTTAGATTCACACACAGGTAAAAAAGTAACTGTAGGTTGTAGTGTGCCTGTTAATTCTGATTCTATTATTATATCGTTTCCAAAATTATGGTCTGCTATTCCTGCATCTTTAGCAGGTATCATAAAAATATATGTATCAGCAGCAAACGAATCGTCTAATAGTACTTGTGTGCTTGAAGTATTAGTTCTTCTATTTGTCCACTTTGCTTCAGTTAGTGAAACTCCATCGTGTTCAATTAATACGTTAAAGTATGGTAATTTATCCTGCGCTAAAGTTTCGTTATAATACTGCGTAATTGTAGGATTAGTTAAATAAACAATAGGTGCAGTTGTATCTTGATTTGCACCACCTAAATAATTATTAAACCCACTTACACCAATGTAATTAATTTCACGTACAAGCACCCACGTTTTATCGTCTGCAACATTATAATACCATTCAGCACGTACATAAACCCACATATCATTTTCATCTTCGTGAGCGTAAGACCTTGTGAACGCATCTATTGTTTCTATTTGTTCTGCAATATAAGGTGATATATTAAACACAATTAAAGGTTGCGTTGTAGAAGGTATTTTCTTTTCAATAGTGTATGTAGGTGTAGCAGGTTCTGTTTCACCTTTATTCCAAATAAATAATCTTAATTGTGCTGCTACTTGGTCTACTTCTTCTACTTCTACAAAGTATGGTGAACGTGCATTTATTACTTTCATTATTTTATGTCTTTTAAACTTGTTTTCATTAAATCTTCTACATCTAATGCGAATCCTTTTATCAAATCTTCTGTTATGTATTTCTTATATCCTGCTTCAAATGGTTTTGTAAAAAATAAACTTGGTCTTATTCCTTTATTATAAATACTGCGTGTAATCATAAATGCAGTAGATTCATAAGACATAAATTTACCGTCTTTCTTTTTAAATTGTATTCTACGTGCTTTTACCCATTTGTTTATTCCTTCAGTTAATCCACCTTTTTTTCCTGTACCTGAACCAAATTTAAACGGTGAGTTTGGTGCTTTTAATGAACTTAATTTACCCTTTACTCCTTTGTCTTGATATTGGCCATATTCAGGCATTTCAAAATAAACACCTATTGAATTAGGCATTGCTTTTACTTCACCTCTTAATTGGCTATACAAATTGCTTGTAACGTTCTTACCGCCTTTAGTTAGATTAGTTCTACTTTGTTGTATTACGTAATCCCTAAAGCGTTCTAATGTCTTTTGTGTATTTACTAAATTATACGCCATTAACAGATAGTTGTATCGTTTGCTGCTTCTACGTTAAATGTAATTGTCCAACCTACTAACTTGTTTTCGAATCTATCACTAAACGCTTCGTAATTTGCATTGCCATTTAATTGAAATCCTAAGGTGTATAAATCGCCTCTACGCATTGATTCAACAAATCTTTTACCTACTTCAAATTGCGTGTTAAATATATCCTGCTCGTTATCGTTATCTAACCATAAATCAGTAGATTCATCCGGTGAAATATCGCAAACATCCATAAGCAATACAGAAACATTAAATAGGTTTGTATTACCACTTGCTGATTCTGCTACACTATTTACAATAACGTGTGCTAAAGGGAATATAGTACGCTTGTTTAAATCTACGTTGAATATATCACCTGTAGAACAGTTGTTTACTATACCATCTTGTAGTAGTGAATCTCTTAGTGCTTCTGTAACTTTATAATATGTTTTCATTTCTTCTTAGTTGTTGTGCTTCTAATTCGTTTTTTTCTTTTTCAAATGTTAAATATGTTAAACAGGTTGTAAGCCGAAGTTTTGAAATTTCATCAAATCTTCTAATGTCTCCCTGAGCAAGACCATAGTAGGAACTATACCAACTCCATTCGCGTCCAAACTGTGCTTCTCGGCTAAATCCATCAGAGCTTTGTCCTTCTCCAAATAATTCAGGGTAGACATCAACAATGCGTTGCCTAAATGATAAAAAAAAACCATTGCACCTAAAGCTACATCTAAAGGCATTTGCAACATTGCTTCTGCATATTCTGCTGAACCTTTGTATTCTTCTATTAGGTATTTCTTGTTTAGCTTGTTTATTACAGGTCTGTATAAAACTGCCATTGCTTTGTGCATATTATCCCAATCAGAAATATATGTTTCTAAATCGGTATATTCTCCTAAACTGATTTCGTCTAAATTAGGAATAAAACCAAACTCTAAACCATTGTGTTTAAATGTTTGAATTAATGGATAGTTGTTATTGAACATTTCGCCTAACTTATTTGTTATTGCGTTAATATCCTTTAACTTCATTAGTGATATTTCTTTTAGTGAAACATTACAAAATATTTCAATCATCTTGTGCTGCAAAAAATCACCTTCAGGATTTGATTTAGCTATACTTGTAAATCTTTGGTATTGTTCTAATGTTATTTCTTTTAAAGATGTAGGTATAGAAATTTCTAACTTCATAAAGTTTTTTATTTAATAATAACTTTTATGTGAAATTGTATTAAACAAAATAGCAAAGCTATTGAAACAGAAAAAGGGTAACATTTCTGCTACCCTAATTCCGACTATTTAACCAACCAATTTTAAAAGTCAGTACAGGATTCGAACCTGTATCTATTGAACTTAATCAATATGTTTCCCTATGGTGGTATTTATTCCCACTTACACCAACTGACTAAACTTTATTTATTAAAATACTCTATCCAAAAATCTCGAAGTGATTGTGATATTTGTGCGTATGGAATCCATACATCGTTTCCTTCGTTTACCTTTAATTCTATTCTGCGTTCTAAAGACATCTCAGGCATTTCTTCTACCTTGTAAATGCGTTTACATACGTTCTTAGAATTAAACGTAATAAGCGCATCGTAAATACCTGTAGCATCTATTGTAGTTTCTGAATCAAAACATTCATCAGCGTATTCTGTGTAGTAACTTATTCTGTATGTTCTCATATTGTTCTTTGTTTTTGTTTCAACAAATGTAAACAAGTTATTTATACAAATTACATTTTAACAAATATTTAACTATTCAAATAGGCTACTGCTATTTCGTACATCTTATGCATTAGCTTTATTTCACCAATGTTTCTTGGCAAAGCAATATCTACTTCTACGTTTTTAACGTGATGTATGTAGCATTGTATAGTAGCTATGAATTGGCCGTATGTCATTTAATAAACAAAGTAATTACCCTTGTTTTTATTTTCTAATTGGTAGGTAACGCAATAACGTAATGGGTCAAGTAAATGGTTGTGCGCATCTTGTGGAGTTTTAGATTTCTTTTCTAACCAACAGTAGTTATTTAGTTCCCTGATTAAATTAATAGATTCAGGTGATACTATCAAATCGTAATCTTGTAAAATGCTAATACCATACGTTACTGAATCAGGCCCTTTAACTGCCGGTACAATATTTAAACCTAATGTTTGTAGTTCACTAATCAATCTTGGTTCTGCTGAATCAGCAACTATTAAAGCATCGTTTGCGTGTTGCTTGTTTAAACTGTATATCTGAGACGTTGTTAAACCTTTTAAGTAAAACCTTTCATTGATATAAATACGTTTGTTAGATGTGTCTATATTACATTCTAATAGTGTTGATTCATCTGCTGCAAATCCGTAATCTTGACCAAAGATAGATTTACCTATTTGTTTGTATTCGCCTATTGTCCAATTAGTAAATATAACTCCTTCTGCTTTGTCTAACCAACCACCTAATATTTGATGTTTATACTTTTCTGGTCTACGCTTTTTTATGTTTTCTACTTGACTTATGAAAGACTCAGATAGATTTTCTATGTTATCTAAGTATGTAGTGTGTATGTATGTAGTATCACCTTTTATTAAATTGCTTCCTGCTTGTACTCCTTTATCTTCAAAGAACTTTTTATAAATGAAGTGTTCTTTTGTTGCAGGATTTAATACTAATAAAACTCTATTGTGTATTCCTTTTGTTCTTATACTAAAATCAATCTTTTCAAATGTTTCTTCATCTGTTAGTTCTTCTGCTTCATCTAATACCCAAGTAGTAACTCCAGCTAATGATTTTAAAGATGCTGTTTGTACACCACTACTTGTCTTGATACCCTTAAATAGAATCTTAGACCCTGTTTTAAGATTTACTATTTCATC